CGTAGGGCGCGGCCGCGATTTCACTATCGCTGACCGGCTGAGCCAACCACTCTCGTGGAAGGCTCATGATTAGTGGGCCACACCCGGATGAAGTTACCATTTCATTATAGGTAAATAAATCCAAATGTGGGTCGCTAGTCCCCGCATACTCAACCGAATCGGAAGAGGACGAGGGAACGATTTTACCGGAGGGAAGGCCGGAAAACCCGGCCTTGCCTCCGATAATACTAATTAAGGGAGCCTGTGCTCCTCCTGCTTGACTAAGACATCTAAGTCAATAGGAGGGAGCACAGTCAGTCCAAGCTCAGACGCTGTGAAAGGGCGGAGGCGTCGATCTTGATTAAAGATCGACACCTCCTCTTTCACAACTAATTCATACTCCGACCGTTCCTGGATGCGTGTCAGACACACATCGAGGGAGGGTCGGAAGCGAGCTTCAGAACTATGGCTAACATGCCATAGTTCTGAACGCTCTTGGCGAACAACGGCCTGACCAACCTCAGCCCAGTTAGAAAACTTACTGAGGATGGCCAGGATCAATTCATCAGCAGGCAGCGAGGCGGACGAATGGTCCAGTTGTGACTGGACCCGCCTGGCCGTCTGTAATAACAAACCAAGCGTTGTTAAGGCAGGCGTATCCGCCTGCTGGAACAACTGCATGGTAAATAACTGAGCACTGACGACCTCTGAGGTAAATTCAGAGACAGTCAGTAGCTCACGATCCCCTACCGGGAGTTCCAGAAGAGAAAATAATTCCTCTTCTGAGACCCCCGGGTGAGTTAGAAGGAAATCGGATAAAGACTGGTGGTAGTACTTCGAGTACCAGCCAGCCTTCATCGGAGATCCTACTAACAACTTACAAGTCTCTCGACCCAACTCCCATAGGGCCCGTAGGCCCCATAGAGGGAGGGTCGAGAGATCGTCTCTAAAAGACGCCCCCCACAAGACCCCAAGTCCACCGAGTGGGCCTGGAAGTCTTATAGGTATGCGTCGTCGGGAGCAAAGATCATAAAATGGCCTGAGCTCCCGATCTACCCAATCTATGAGTACTGAGCACTCTCCCGGAAAATCCCGGAGAGTGCAAAGTGTCTCATTCAGGGAGTTAATGCGACCCAACATTGGGTCGTCCTTCCTCCTTGATCCCATCCCCGTGAGGGCAAGGTGCTTGAGCTTTGGTACAACCAGAAGCTCAAACACCCCCTCACGGCGGATGAAACACTCCTCTAAGAAGAACGCCACGAACCAACTCGTGTAGTTCTTCCCAAAGGAGATGATGCAGCCAGTCTCGGTCAGGACCCTCCGCAAAGAGGATGCCTGGACGAAACTGGCCACATATTCCAGGTCGTCTCCGACAACCCCACCCTCACCTTTCCGGAGGTGAGGGTGGCGGTTGTCAGCGACCTGCATGGCGATCACGCCAAACAGTGATAGAAAGACAAACGACAAAGGATCCCCAAGAAGGGTCCCTTGAGCCTGCCTCTCCATCACTGCCCCGCACCACAACGTGCGGGGATGTAAACCAAGCACCGAGAGGAGGCGCACGAAAAAGTGCCCCTCCGGTAGGTGCTTGGAAAAGCCGCGAGCGATTACACCCAGAATCTCTGGGTGTAACCGGTCGCTGGCTTCTTTGAGATCGATTGACTCAGCCACCACGGTATCATTACCGAAGGTGGCTGTGTTCACTCGATTCATTGTCAAGACCGCGTTACAGCGGCGTGCCTCGTAACGAGGATCGCGCTCTAAAATGGGCTCGATCCAGGTACGAAGCACCTGTGACAGAATACAAAGGGGAAGAGACGAGTAATTAATTACTCGGCTCTTCACCCCGTATTCTGCCACTACCCCGATCTTGGTCAGTATACACCCTCCTTGCAATGATGGAGGAAATGTAAACAGACCAGATCCGGGGCGGAACTCATCCGTAACAAAGATCTCTTTGTCACGGATGAGATTCCGAGTGGCCCAGAGGACAAGGAGATCTCCGAGATGATCGGAGGTCTCCCAGTCCACCTGCCACTTATCCGGCTGACCCACCAACTCTTCTGGTAACCGGTAAAGGTACCAAGAGAGGGGGGAGTCAACCGTTATACCCTTCGACTCCAAATACCAAGGAGTCGATTGTAAGATAGGGCGGCCGAGAATGTCGACTACTAAATTTAGTAGATCGAGACTCTCGACACCCCAAAACTCCCGAGCAGAGAGAGTGGAAGACTGACTGAGGAACGAACGTACCTCAGCCAGTTTCCCTCCCCTCTCTCGGGAGGTCTTTAAAGATGCAGAGGTTCCTAAGCTGATCTTGGGTGTGATACGATGAATATCACCACCCAAGAGCGGCCTAAGAACCTCATCGGTTGCCCTCTCCCACTCCTCCAGCTGATGTTGAGTCAGCTGACAGGGGCGGGAAGAGCAAACCGATACAAAACGTAACTTTGCCTCCTCTAAGAGACGACTGGAAGGTTCAGGAAGGAACCGACCAGCCGTCGAAACAAAGAGGAGGCGCTGGAGAAACCCACTGTCTCGCATCCGATCGAGACGGTGGGAATTCTCCTCCCAGGACCCGGTAGAGAAGGCCTCTAAATTGAGAGCCTTCTCTGTCGGGTACAGGGAATAGAAGTCGAGGCCTGAACGGGGGGCACCGGTGGGTATAACCCACTCAGGAAGCTCCCAGTCCAAGTCTCGACTATAGGTAATAAGGTACCGTAGCCGGGCCATCAATGACTTGATGAACCCGGCTACAGGACCCAATAGATCAGACTCCGAGATGGACCGGAGGTAAACCTCCCAGTCCACCACGGAGTCTGGATCATCAAACAAGCTGGCCAGGAATCGGAAAGGTAGTAGGGACCGATAAAGTCGGTCCTCTGCTACCTCCCTATTTCTGTCAGCTTGTTTTATCTTCACTCGTTCTGAGTTTCTTGTGTCGGCCAACCTTCTCTTGGAGGGAGCAGACATGAAAACTTAAGAACGAAAGGAGAGGGGAAGGGGGAAGAAGAACTCAAACATGGTTACACACCAGAATCACTCTTCTTCACCCTTCCCCGACTATTCTTCACGGTTCGGAGACCTTGACCTCTTACGAGTAGGCTCCGTAACCTCGGCGCGCGGGAGCGGGGTATCCCCATCGGGGACCCAACGCTCCCAATCACCGGAGTGGAGGGCCTCCCTCTCAATCCTCGACAATTCACCTTCGTAAAGGCGAGGAGCGGGGAAGGCCTTCCCAGCGTTTGCAGGGTTGGCCTCCCAGTTCTCCTGGGCGTCAATCCTAAAAACGAAATGAAAACACCAGCGGGGGACTCACGTTGACTTCTCAATGAGCTCCTCGGCGGTCTTCACTTCAAGCTTGTTGGCGCGCTGCGCGGCGGCATAAGCCTCGTAGTACGTCTTCAAGCCCCAGGCGATCACGTGGGGCTGGTCGGTGTTCACATCGACCAGCTTCTTCATGATAGCCTTACGGGCCTTCGCGGCCCTCTGGGCAATGAGCTGGCGCTTCACGGCGTCAGCTTTCTTGTCGATCTTAGCCTGGCGCTGATCGGCCTCGAAGGCCTGTTGCGCCGGGGAGGGACCTCCGGCACGGGGAGCGGCGGCACCACCGCCCTTACCTTTTCCTAGTCCCTTACCAAAACTCACTCCACCAGCCTCGAGTAGGGTACCAATTACCGTACGAAGAGTACTGAAAGAGTGATAAATATAAATACCTTCACGCACCCGAGCTGGACACGAGTCATCTGATGAGTCGCAGCGAGGATGCGGGAAAACTCCTCCGGGGTAATGTCAACAATGTTGATAGCTGCCATGGAGAAGAAACTAAAATATTTAATATCGCAACTCTCCCCTGTGGAACCACAGTAGAAGGAAATGCGGTATTGGGTTTGCACCACCCAAAGGTGGGGACTCAACGCGAATCGCGAAGAGTCCCGCAGGCCAGGACTAGTAATGAAACTGCCTGGTTTCCCAG